CGGAAGCCTGCTCTCCATGCTTGGAATGGACTTGCATTTGTGTAACTCTCGCTGTAATTTTCGTTGAACTGATAGTACTTGTCATTAAAACAAAACTCAACTAACCCTTTAGTATCTTCTGGATCTGAATTTTCATGTGTACGCATATTGTTAACAAATTTGCGAGTCCACATTTTAAGTCCGCCGTTGCCGTACTCTAGTCCGTTAACGTGAACACGACCGCACCAACTAAAAACATGATCAGGCGTAAGTCCTAACTTTTCTATATCTACTTCAACTTCGAGAAATTTTGGATTAACAATATTGTCTGCATCCACAGTAACAAAGTATTCTGTTTCGCTTAGTGCGGCACAGGCTTTGTGTGCGGCATCGCTACCTTTAACTCCATGCACACGTTTTGCCCACGGTGCTTTACTTAACAAATCTGCATAATTTTTTTCAGCATTTGGTTCATCGTAGCTGAGGAAAATGATATCCTGGTCGATTACTTTAATCATGTTTAATTCTCATTCCATAAGTTTCAAAAAACGGTAGCGTAAACATTGAAATATTATCTATTGCTTTTTCGTTTTCTGTTTCAAAAGGTAACACTAGCGTTTTATTGGACAACAAATTACGTAGTTGAATCTCTATAGTTCTTATTAAGATGTTTATATTGTCCTCACGAGTAACATAAAAATATAATTTAGCATTTAAACTTTTTGCGCGAGGGTGGGTTAAAAATCTATCATTTATAATAAACTTCCAGCCAGTATTTGACCATTCTACTGTAAGTACATTATCGTGTTCGTTTAATCGAATTGTTTCAACAATATTACTTTTAAAATTTAATTCGCTTTGGTTTTTATTTACAAATTTAAGAGCACCGTCTTCATCAAAGGTAACTCTAAAATTAATAAAATTATCTTTATTAAAAAATCGTTCTATATCAGCAAACTCTACTTGTATAAAATTTTCGTAAGGATATTGTTCGTTTGATATTGCAATTATATCTCCGTTATCTTTATCAAAGTACACAAAGTAATCAAACACATATTTCGTGTCTAAAATTTCTTGCAACTGTTCAGGCGTTAAATATTCATCTTCATCCATTTGCTAATCTTTTTAATTTGTTCACAATATCTAAATCAATAAAATCTTTTTCTACATAATGAAATAGATAATTTTGTCGTATATTACCAACTGTTAAATTTCCATCTTTGGTAAAAGAATAAGGAATTGTTTGTCGCCAATTTGCTGGTACCGGTTGCCATCCTTGTACACCAGATTTCATATGTACAAATTTTAAAGGACTACACACATCTGCTGAATTACTATATCCACATAATTCTAATGCTATTGCGGCCGATAAATCCATGCTTAACCAATTTTGATAATGCTCGCTAGCTAACTTACCATAACACCATGCCCAGTTATTCACTACAAATTCCAGTGTTTTATAAAAATATTCTGCACGTTCTGATTTTTTAAAATAATGTAATGCAAAATACGGGCTAGGCAAATCATTAGCTATAAATGTTTTTCTATAAATGCTATTCTCGATAGTATCGCCTTTATAGTTAAGTGCATTGGTACAAAATAATAAATCGTGATCTTGACAATACCACCACCAGCTATTGATATCTTGCAAAAATATCATGTCTGTATCTAATACAATAGTTTCGTCATATGGAGTTACATGGTAAATCTTCCACCGATGTTCTGCTACATAACGACTAGGAGATTTATCATCAGTCCACGGAATTGGAATAATTTGATCGAATACATCTTGATATTCTTCTGGTATATTATCATTAGTAATAATACTAATAGCTGTTTCCGATTGAGTCGCATGAATACTCAATGCTAAAACGTATGCTTGTTTTACATAATCAACTGTATCTGTATTTTGTGCTAATACTATAAATCCTTTAGACACCGTAACCTCCGTCTATAAAACGAGTAAGGCTTTGTTTATTCATAACATGCACATCTGTATTGTTTGTACTAACTAAAGTATATTCTCCTGGATAGTGTGCTTTTTCAACTAGAAATTGCATCTTATCATGTTTCATCTTTACTAAAATATCTCGGTCTAAAACATAAGTCATTAGTCCTGGTAATTCGTGTGCAAAATCACCTTCTGTTAATCCGTTCATAATATGTATTGCTATACTAAATGCAAAATCATTACGAAATGTGTTACTATCAATTTTGTAAATAATTCTAAAGTAATCCCAATTGAGTTTAACATACTCAACTAGATCAAATAAACTACGTGTGCTTGCAGTTTTTTCAAAGATAAAAACAGTTCCCCAGTAAAAAGGTACGCTGTATTGATTAATACGATTAAAAGAACTGACATCCCGCCAGCCTGCTAGATCAAAACTTTTACGAAAAATTTGAAAACTATAATCGTTATTAAGAGCTTTTAACAACGTAGTAGAATTAACAATATAATCACTATCCACAACTAATGTACGGTCATAAGGCGTAATATCGTATGCTCTATTACGTGTTAAGTTTTTCCATTCTGTTAGTTTATACGCTAACGTACCATCGTAAAATCTTTTTTGTTGAGTAGTATTTCCTACAATAGGAATTATCTGATCAAATACTTCTGTATGTTCAGGATAAAACTCTAGCCATGCTTGACTATCAGTTGCAAGACTAACGGGGATATTTAGATGTTTTTTTATTTGCTTGGCTGAAAACAATGCTAATTTTACATAATCAACACCTACAGTATTTTGTGCAAAAATTAATGCGCCAGTTGTCATAGCTCAACTAGGTCTTTTACATTTCGTTTTTTCTTTATTTCTGCAAATTTTGTTTGGTATTCATTTACTGCTTCAAAATATACAGACAATAAATTATCAAGAAAATCCTGAACATCTTTGATAATCACAGGCTGATTGTTTGCGTCTACAAAAGCAATATCTTCTGTATGACCGAGATCTATTAAGTTTTTAGCAAAATTAATTAAATTGTAGTCTACGCGAAAGGTAGCACCACCAATATAATACACTAATTTTTGATTGTATTCTTCAAGAATAACTCGTCTTTGATTTGACAACGTAGCCATATAATTAGCTACTTCAAATGCTTTTTCAATTCTTTCGTCCATGATAACCTCAGCTGAGTGTTTATTCTACACTCTAATAGTTATCAGGTCAATCGATTAGAAAAATTATTTTTGATTTAGAATGGCCAGAATACCCATACCATACCGTTAGCTCCTTGGCCTCCGGATTTACCAGATAGCGTAGCAACAAGTTGGTTACCGCCTAAGTTTGCTTGGATACTATAACTTGCAGTAATCGACACGCCACCACCACCGCCACCACCACCATAATAAGGCGCGGCTGATCCGTTAGAATCCATACCACCGCCTGGGCCACCACCATAATAACCTGGACTTAGATATGCAGTAGGATCTGAACCAACGTTACCACCGCCACCACCACCACCGCCGACATATACGGTATTAGTGAGGCCATATGTAAATGCTAACCCTGGGCCGCCTCTGCCTCCGGTATTACCGGAACCATTACTTCCTGCGCCGCCTGAACCAGCACCGCCGCCACCAGCAATAGTCATACCAGTTCCTGTACTAGTTGTTCCGGTGCCGCCACCGTAACCAGTTCCACTATTTCCACCATTACCGCCTGTGTGCGTTCCACCGTGTCCTGTACTAGTTCCAGTAATTCCAGGATTACCGCCGTTGGCATAATTTCCAGAGAATATACTAGCATTACCAGTTTGTAAAGAACCGCCGCCACTGCCAACAGTTATAGAATATTGAGCACTTGGAGATACAGTAGTGACTAATACTCGTGCCTGGCCTCCACCACCGCCGCCGCCAGAAAAATTACCGCCTCCACCACCGCCGCCAACAATCAACACTGTTGCATTTCTTACACCTGCAGGTGCTGTCCAAATTTGTCCGGCACTTGCTGTAGTGAATTGTTGATTTCCGACAGGAGTTGTAGAAGTGTCGTTGATATAAATTGTAGTGCTAGCAAAACCGTTGTATAAATTAACACTGAACGATGTTTCACCGTCAGTCCATTGATTGTTAAGTACTGTAAAAGAAATAGTGGCTGTATTGTTTTGAACATTAAAAGCACTATCAACGTTTCCAGCACTAAATCTAGAATAAGTAAGACCATTTGCAGTCCATGTAGTAGCACCACTACAATAATAAGTTACTGGCGTACCATTAGCAACGTTTTTTGTTTGTAATCTAATAGTTACAGTTCCGCCTTCGTCAACTGCATATTTGTCTGCACTTAATCCATATACTGCGTTTGCAGAATTTTGCAAATCGCCTGTCATAGAAATTGTAGGAGCAGTAATATCAACGTAACTTCCAGCTGGTCTCCATATATTACATGTTTGTGTTATAATTCCATCTATATACTCATCGGCAACGCCGCCGGGAGTATTTGCATTAGTTACAGTACCAAATTGTGATCCTGCAACAGGTATTAGATAGTTGGTTTGTGCGCCACCTGTTGATAAATCTTTGTAATTACAAGTAAAAGATAATGTACCGTTAGAAACCACCGCAGTAATTGTAAACTGATTACTTGCATAATTTCCCGAAGGAGCATCTTTAGTAAAAATTGTTTGAGCTGAATTAGTTAAACTAAAAAATCCAATGTTTGTAGTTGTCCCTGAACTGCCTGAAGCTATCGTTGTTCCTGCTCTATCAAATGTAATAGTTCCCATTTCACTAAACATTTGATTCCATGTGTTGTCTTTAAGAGTACTAGCAGTATTAAACGAAAATGATCCACTCATGACAACGTCAAATCTAACAACTCCGCCTGCATTAAAAAAGGCTCGCATTGTTGGATTATCACCAAAGTTCATATTGATGGTACTTTGTATATTTCCATTCCAATCGTCAATTCGAGTTCCTACTATTCCAGGTTCTTGAAGGTACTGAACAGACGGACTAGTGCCTATCGTATTTCGATAAGTGTTGATAACGTTTGCATAATTGAGATATTCTAAACGAGTAGGTTCTGAAACTAAACTTAGTTTGGTTGGCAAACTAATGTTGTTGGCTTCTGAAGGAGATCCTGTTTGATGTCCGCGGGCCCTGATCATATCAGATCGTAGATTAACCCAATTGCTTAATGATATCGAATTACCAACTGCTACTTGTCCGCTAGTAACAGTTTGATTATAACCATAAGTTGGAGCCGCATCTGTCGGTGGCCCTAGTACTTTAGCTAAGATAGCTTGTATAGTATTATAATCACTAACTACATCGGCGCTTACAATATTATTTACGCCTGGGCCTACTGATGGTCCTGTAGTGACTGTCATAGTGCCAGTGCCGCCTGCAATTGAAATTGCAGAACCATAGGCTGTTAAACTTAAAGTGATAGTAGAAGAGCCAACAGCCGTTATATAATAAGTTTGGTTAGCAATCAAACCGCCGAATGGGGTGCCCGTCAACTGAACTGTTTGACGAGTTGTAATTCCAGAAACCGATGCAACTGTTAATACACCACCGGTTGTTACTGAGCTAGCTGTTGTAATTGCCACTTTTATCCCTATCTTTTATATAATTATCACTCTGTCATCGAGTGATAAAATTATTTAGGCAATCGATGTTAAATTAACAGGAGGAGTAACTACAGATACATTTGTTCCGCTAGCCCTAGTTACTGTAAAATTAACTGTCAATACGCCGTTAACGTTTTCATCAATGGCATACAACGGATCGTGTCCGGAGAATAATGCGTCATCTTGAAATCTAACAGTAAGTATTACTACTGTACCGGTAGTATCTAATCTTGCATATACGTTTAATACGTTAGGCGAATATGAACCACTCGGTGATTGTTTTCTAAATACTAATCTATCAGCTTGATTTAATCCAAAATATCCAATTGGAAAATGCTGGCTTTGATTAACATTATAATCTGTTGGAGTTTGTATACAATCATTAGCCCTGAAACAAATTGTGCCTACTTGTTGACACATTATTTGCCATGTTTGATCTTTTGTTAATTGAGCACCTTGTGTGCCAAAAGATCCAGTTAATACTGGAGAAAGTTCAAATTGACTTCCGCTATTAAAAAATGCGCGAGCAGAATCAACTGTTGGAAATGTACAAGTAGCAACTGTTTGAATATTTCCGTTCCATACAGTTGTCCTTGTTACGTTTGTTACAGGTTCGTTTGGACTTAGCTGATTAGTTGCTACAGTTTTAACACCACTAGTAACTGCTACTGAAAAAGTTCCGCCAGATACTGTAGTAAATGCCGAATTACTTAGTGTTAAACTTACACCTGGACTAACTGCTGTAACTGTTGTATTGGCAAGAATGCCAGAGCCCGTAACTAAGCCGCCTAACATAATTATAGCCGCATTTGCACTACTCATTGTCTGGCTACTATTAGTAGTACCAGTTATACTAATAGTTTGGTTATTAGCTTTTGCGTACTTATCCTGAGCGTAAGACAAATATTGAGAACGTATTTCATCAGTTAATACACTACTAATTTTAACAGGTTTAACATTGCTATATTGCCCTGGATCATTATTATAACTCAATGTAATTGTACTAGCAGTACTAGCAGTTGATTTATAAACTCCGTTATAATTGCCGTTCGCGCAACCTTGAATTTTATATGGTGCGCCTACTGATGGAATAATATTACCTGAAGTAGCGGTAAATCCAAATGTTACCAAATATGGACCTGAGCCTGTTTTACTTATAAAAGAACTTATATTTCTAGGATCTAAATTTCCTGGAATTATTAAATTACTTCCTTCTGCGGCATCACCTGTTTGATGGGCGCCAATTTTTAATAAGTCACTTCTTAAATTAATCCAATCTTGTAATTGAAAAGGATCGCCCTGACGTACTTGACTGCTGGAAACTACTTGCCCAT